ATCCGAAAATATATTAAAAGAAGTAAGTGCATTGGGAAATCATTTTGATGCAAAGATTTTTGATGATGAGGGATTGTATGATTTCTTTAATTCATTTTCGGATTATAAACGAGTATCCCCTAAACACGCAGAAATAATGGGGTGGGAAGTACTTAATGATATCATTGGTAAGAATGCAAAAGACCCTGGTTTTGATTTTAGTACATCTACTATAGATAGAGTATCCACCACTACATATGGTAGAACAATAAATCAAGATACATCTAATACGGATAGTGTAGCTAATCCATTTCCTAAATATAAAAAACATATGAAAAAAATTGTTGATAAGATGGGGTGGGAAATTGTAAAGTTCTTTGGTGATAATAAACATAATAAGATGGCAGATTCACCAACACATGATATGGGAACTGCAACGGCAGGTAAGGGTAATTCGCCTAAACCAGCACCTACTAAAAAATTAAAAGATTTTCACGAAATAATTGATATAACAGAATACACAAAGGAGTTATTACTTATGGGAGGAGCATATGGACATATGGCACATCCGTTTGATGATAATAATCTTACATTTTCAGACTTGAAACAGATAGTTATTAATGGTATAGGGGGAAAGTTAGATAGAGAAGATGGGGTTACAGAAAAACTTGATGGGCAGAATTTAATGGTAAGTTGGATTGATGGGAAGTTAAGGGCAGCTCGTAATAAAGGACATATAAAAAACTTTGGTAAAACTGCACCAACCACAAGTGGAATAAAATCTATGTTTAGTGGTAGAGGTGAGATTGAAAAAGCTTTTGTAGGTGCCATGACAGATTTAGAAAAATCTATTGGTAGTTTGAGTGATAAACAAAAAGATAAAGTATTCGGTAATGGTAAAAAATGGATGAATTTAGAGGTTATGTATCCCGCAACTGCAAATGTAATAGATTACGATGTTGCAGAAATTGTATTTCACGGAACATTAGAATATGATGAAAGTGGAAAACCAATTGGACAACCAAAAGATAGTGCTAGAATGTTAGCAGGTATGATTAAACAAATGAATCAACATATACAAAAGATGTTTAAGATTGGGAAACCAAACTTTTTGACTGTACCCAAACATCAAGACTTTAATAAATTGAAGAGTAAGTATTTAGGACAATTAAAAAAACTACAATCTCAATATGGGTTAAAAGATAAAGATACATTGGGTGAATACCACGAGGCATATTGGAGAGAGTATATTTTTAACGCATCAAAACAATTTAAGGTTAATTTAAAACCAAATCAGTTTATTAAGTTAGTAAGAAGATGGGCATTTTTTGATAAGAGTTATAAGATAGCAGAAATTAAAAAAGATTATAAAGACAATCCTAAATTTATGGATTGGATATTATCAACAGATAAACAAGACCATAAGAAAATTTTTAAGGATAATATTAAACCATTCGAAGTATTATTCTTTTCAGTTGGTGCAGAGATATTAAAAAATATTCAAGGATATATTGCTGTATCACCTAAGAAATCAGTACAGAAGATTCGTAAAGAAATGTTAAGTGCATTAAAGGATTTACAGAGTGGCGGTAACGTAGAAAAGTTAAAGAAGTTAAAAATACAAATTGAGAAACTACAAGCAATTGGTGGGTTGGATTCAGTTGTACCAAGTGAGGGTATAGTGTTTAAGTATAAAGGAAACATATATAAGTTCACAGGTGCATTTGCTCCAATCAATCAGATACTTGGTAGTATAAAATTTGGATAGGAGTTATAATGGCAAATTATAGTAAAGATATGGATAGACAAAACAAAGCCTTAAAGGATTTGATGTCTGGTAAAGAATATGAAAAAGATTATGTACAAGTAGGATATGATGGTAAGGCTCAAAAAAATAAAGGTGGAGAAACCAGAAAATCAGAATTAAGTGATATTATGGCAGAAATTAGAATGCCTTGGTTTTGTCCCGAGTGTAAGAAAGCAATGAAGAAAAAACTTGACGATAAGTTTTGGAGAACTAAAGGACATTGTTTTGATTGTCAGATTGAGTTTGAAAATAAACTACGATTATCGGGGAAGTTTGAGCATTATGCACGAACACTTGAATTGGAGAATAGAAAATCATATGTAAGAGATATGAAACAATCACTTGTAGAATATGAACAGACTGAGGGTAAAGCAGAGTTTTTTAATTCAGTTGGAGTTCAAGATGTTGAACTCGAAAGTGAAAAATGGGACATGGGTAAAGAGAAATTTGGTGCCATAGTTCAAGATGCAAAAGATTATATAGATAAATTAGAGGAGGCTATAGATGAGGAATCAAAGGAGATTGCTGCTGCCAGAAAATCTAATAATTGAAATAATGGGTATGGTTGCTCAGTTGGGTAATGTTGCTGCAGATTATCATAAAAAGATTAATAGTGATGATACAGAAAATGTAACAAAAGTGTACCAACGCATTATAGAAAGACTTATGGATTTGACTGAGTATGATGAATCTCAGCAAATATCATTTGAACAAATGCTTTACGATAGTGGAGTTAAATTACCTGAAGGAGATAACAATGGGAATCATTGAAACGATAATGAATTTATTTTTTGGTGGAAAGAAAAAAGAAGAAATCAAAAAGTTAGATAAGGCAATAGAAGTAAAAAATGAAGAAGTAACTAAACTTGAAGAAGAAGTAGTGAAACTTGAAAAGAAGAAAAAAGTCAACAAGAAAGAAGTTGGTAACCTTAAACGAAAAGTAACTAATACTAAAAAACAAATAAAAAAAGCTAAAGAAGCATCAGATGTACAAGATGTTGATGAAGCCTTAAAATATTTGAAGAAATTTAGTAAGTAGTATATTTATATATATGAGATATTTTATATACATAGTATTTTTGTTTAGTGTTCTTCTTGGTCAAACTGAAGACACCATAACATTGCCTAAGGCAGATGTGATTGAATGGGCAAATAGACTACAAGGGTTTGAAAAAGCCGATAGTTTATCCCAAATTGCTATATCTGATTTAGAAAGTGTAGTATTGAAGTTAGAAGAGAATGCATATATGGATTCTTTGATAATAGAAAAACGACAATTACAGATGCTGTTACTTAAAGAAACAAACGAACTTTATAAAGATAAAGTGAAACTTGTGAAACCTAAGTGGCATGAGAATAAGTGGTTATGGTTTGTATATGGTGTAAGTGCTACGGCAGTTTCAGTTAACCTTGCAGGACAGATAACAAAATAATGGCCGAACAATTAAAAGATGTGATTAAACAGGAGTACATTAAGTGTGCACAAGACCCTGTCTATTTTTTGATGAAGTATTGTATGATACAACATCCAATCAAAGGGAAAATTCCATTTGCATTGTATGATTTTCAACAAAAAACAGTCAAGCAGTTTGTGGATAATAGGTTTAACGTAATTTTAAAAGCTCGTCAGTTAGGTATCAGTACATTAACTGCTGGATACTCTTTGTGGATGATGACATTTTTTCAAGATAAGAATATATTAGTGATTGCAACTAAACAAGATACTGCTAAAAACCTTGTCACGAAGGTTCGTGTTATGCATGCAAACTTACCTACATGGTTGAAACAAAGATGTACTGAGGATAACAAATTGAACCTTAGATACACCAATGGTTCACAGATAAAGGCAAGTGCAAGTGGACCAGAAGCAGCTCGTTCCGAAGCTCTATCATTATTGATATTGGACGAGGCAGCATTTATCGATAAGATAGATGATATATGGACTGCATCACAACAAACATTGACAACTGGTGGTAGTTGTATTGCTCTTTCTACACCAAATGGTGTTGGTAATTGGTTTCATAGAACGTGGGTAGATGCAGAAGAAGGTAGGGGAGTGTTTAGTGATATCAAACTTCATTGGAGTGTACATCCAGATAGACATCAAGAATGGAGAGATGAACAAGATACCTTATTAGGAATACAAGGTGCAGCACAAGAGTGTGATTGTGATTTTATTACTTCAGGTACTTCAGTAATTGATGGTGTATTGTTGGAGAATATGAAAAAAAATGTATGTCAAGACCCCGTTGAAAAAAGAGGAATGGATGGTAACTTGTGGATATGGCAACCACCAAACTATACGAGAGATTATATCGTATGTGCTGATGTTGGTAGAGGTGATGGAAAAGATTATAGTGCGTTCCATGTCATTGATGTGGAGAGTGTAG